CTCTTTCCAAAGTTCACTGTATCTGGCAGTTCCCTGTTCATACTCCTTGGAAGAAACACCTCCAGCAAAACTAGCTCTTTCTAGAAACGTTTTAGTTTCTGGATTATAATATACCTTTGCAAGTCCAGCTAAAGTTGTAGATTCTGTGACTGGAATCCATGGGGGGTTATCGTAATAATTTGCTGCCATTTACTTTACCATCTCCACGTCTCGGCGTTTACCATATCCACGTATGAGTCTCCTTCCTTTGATACGTTCATAGTAGTTTTCATCTGTCTCCTCCCACACAAGTTCTTTAGTGTAAGGAAACTTGCCCATACTACCTTTGACATTACGAACGAAGTTTTCAACTGGCAATAGAATCGCGGTATCCCATTCTGCAGCGGCAAGGTCAAGCATAAAACCATCTACTTGACTGGTTAAATATTTATGGAAGCATTTCTTGGGAATATCAATCCTACCTTCCATCAATCTCTTAATCACCATGATTCTTTTTTTGGGCGATAGGTAATGCAAATTCGCACCCCAGAACTCATCTGGAGTTGCTCTCATTACATATACAAGAGGAAATTCGTCGTAGTAAGGCAACCACTTCATCTTTGCCTTATATTCAAACATGTATAGATGACCAGAAACTGCATATCTTCTCAGTAAGTTTTCGTCTGGTTCTTGTTCGTTACCTTTGTTGTCTGCTGCTTCTTGACGAATGATTCGTGATGGATCTTGTAAGTATTCTGATGATATTTTTTTGACGGCGTTTTTATACCATGTATAACTTTGCTTTTCACCGCCAGTCATACCAGTTATCTTTTCAAAGATAGTTGTGTATCCAGTTTTCTCTTTTGTAGAGTTGCGCTGGATTGTTGCAAATCCTTGTGCCATTGCTCTGTACCTAGAATAGTTGGTCTTCTGTTAGGATTAAAAAATTCATCTGCCTATCCTCACAGAAGTCCTGAGCAGCGTCCCATTTGGCACGGTTCTTCATGAACGTCAGGGCAGCCCGTTTATAGGCAGCAGTCCTTTTGTTTTTGTCATTCGGTGGTTGTGTTTGTTTCTTGGGTTTTACTTCAATGATATATTTTGTTACTTTACCTGATTTTTCAAGAACTTTGATGTAAAAGTCAGGGAAGTATCTATGCACTCGTCCATCAGTTGGACAACGATATGGAATAATGACTTCTTCACTACCCCATTCCAAAATGGATGGGTTGTTATCACAGAACACCATGAACTTTCGTTCCCATAATGATCTATAGATAATGCGAGTAGGATTGCCACGATACTTCTTTGGGTTGACTGGTTTGTACAGTCCAGAGTATGCCATAAATATATAAGATCCCACGAATGTATTTAGCGGTGGCAGCACATAAGATAAGTGAGGTAATGGCTAAGATCAGTGCGAAGGGAGGATTCTCTCTTACCACTGGTTTTAATGTTGAGTTTACTTTTCCTAAAAAAAGTGAAACAAATCCTTTCTCGTTTGCCGATTCTTACTACACAGACTCTGGTAAAACTTTGGTGAATCTTTTATGTGATGAAGCGCAATTGCCAAACGTACAGTCAGGAGTTTCTCAACTTAGTGGTAGGTTTTTGGGCGAAGGTCCTATTTACTATCCGCACACAAGAATTTACACAGATTTGAGTTTAGGGTTTCTGTTGGATGGAGATTTGACTCCCCTTAAATTTTTTACTGGTTGGTATGAAAGTATCTTTAGTGACGCTGTAAAAACTTATACAGGAACTATTGATCAAGTCGCTGGACTAACACCAAATGCCACAAATCGTGTTAATAGACTTAAGTTTTCTGATGAGTACACCTGTGACTTGAAAATAACAAAAACCGAACCAAATGCCAATGGTGCCGATGGCAGAGCCCCTGCAACATATATTTTGGAGAATTGCTACCCATATTCAATTGATTCGGTTCCATTATCATATGGATCTTCTCAAGTATCAAGACTTACAGTAAACTTCTACTACACCAGGCATACTGTTTTGTATGGATCGTATACTAAATGAGTATTTTTCAAAATTGACTTTTCAATTCCATAAAACGGGGAAAATTTTTTCCGCCAATTTTTGGTTCTAAAAGTCGCGCTAAATATACATATGACCTGAGGTAAACATTATGGCATTGCCAAAACTGGGGTATCCTACGTTTGAGTTGGATTTACCCTCTACGGGAAAATCCGTAAAATATCGCCCATTTCTTGTAAAAGAAGAAAAAGTATTATTGCTTGCATTAGAATCAGAAGACGAAAAACAGGTTACTAGTGCAGTAAAAGATTTAATTAAAAATTGCGTATTATCAAGAATTAAGGTTGAGAGTCTTCCCTCTTTTGACCTAGAATATCTCTTTTTGAAGATTAGAGCTGCTTCAATCGGGGAAGTTATTAATTTGACTGTAACTTGCTTGGATGACAATGAAACGCAGGTAGAAGCAACCATTGATATCAATGAGGTTGAGGTTTTCAAACCAGAAGGGCATGATCGCAAAATCATGTTTGATGATGAACTCGGCATCATTATGAATTATCCTAGTATGCAAGAGTTCATTGATAGGGAGTTTTTGAAAAAAGATATGCAGACTGATGAGGTTTATGCATTTATTGCTAAATCTATTGATCAAATTTTCCAAGGTGAAGATGTTTATGATTCAACTACAACCACTCCAAAAGAATTCCGAGAATTTGTTGACAGTTTAACTACTAAGCAGTTTGAGAAAATTCAACAATTTTATGCAACTTCACCAAAACTGTCTCATACCTTTACAGTTACAAATCCAAAGACTGGTGAACCAAGCACTTATACAATTGAGGGATTGCAGAGTTTTTTCGCATAGCACTCTTCCAAAATAACCTGGAAGGGTACTATAGAATGAATTTTGCCCTCATGCAGTACCATAAATATAGCTTGACTGAGATTGAAAATTGGATGCCTTGGGAAAGAGAAGTTTATACTACTTTCTTGATGCAATATCTTGAAGAGGTCAAACAAAAACAAGAACAGGCAAAGAAGTAAGTAGTGGCTAACTATTCATCAACAAGTAGCGGTGATTTTACTACCTTTCTTGCGGGTAAACTCTTTGAAGCCACTAAAATGGCAAAGAGAGCGCAGGAGAGGAAAAATGATGAAAATCTTGAGTCGGCAGATCCTGGAAATTTGTTCGCTCAAGCGTTAAACCATGAACGTGGCGCAAAACTGTTTGATGAAAAAATGGAGGGGATTGACTCCGCAAAAAAGACTCCTCCTGGTGGTAAACCTCCATCTCCTCAAGCAACGTCACCCCTAGTTTCAAAAACTCGGTCAACGGTATTAAAAGATGCAACCAGAGAATTACTATCTTCTCAGGATGGGACGCAAGTAAATGATTCTGGACTAAAAGTTCAAGTAACTAGATTATTTGGAGCAGGAATACTACCAAAACTGATAAGGGCAGAAGGGCAGATTTCAACTGTTGCTGCTAACGTTCAGGCACTCAATAGTAATGTTATTGGCGTTAATAATTTGTTGGTTGATCAGAATCAACTGTTATTGCAAAAATTTGACACCATTCAAGAAATTTTTGCTTCTCAATTAGCATATCAAAAAACAATTTCCGACGAGGGGAAAGTAAGACGGAAAGAAAATCTTTTAGAGCAAAAGCAGGATCTTTCTAAAGTTAGGGCATTTCAAGGAACTCAAAAAGGAGATGCTACAACAGATTCTCTTATTGGTCTTGGAAATATTGCTCAGGCAGCAATTAAAGCATTTCAAGGAAAGAACCGACAATTTGTCAGCAATCTTTTCGGACTTCTTGCTTCTAAAAATAAGAAAACTTTATTTGGTCCAGTCAAAAAACTTGGCGAATCTGTATTGGGAACTAAGGGTAGATACTTAATTCCTGGACTTGGTAAATTTGATCTTGATAAAATAATTAAAAGGTCATTTGTAGGAGTATATGATAGTATTAGAACCGAATCATTAGCTGAAGCAATTGGATTAGAAAGACCCAAAGGTCTTAAAAAACCTGTACGCGGATCAGGGGCAGAAAAACTTGCTGATAAATTAGAGACCGTGGTTGACGGACTTGACCTTGAACTTGGTGAAGCTGGACTGGATGCCCTTGAAGACATGTATAAGGGAGGTGAAATCAATGCTTCTGAATATGAGGAGCTGAAGAAAACTGCAACCAGGATGAAAGAGAGGGGTCCTGGAAAACTAAAAAAGAAGAAGGCAGTTTCCTCCTCTGGTGCTAGACGTATTGACAGGGGTGTCACTAAAGCTCTTTCAACTTCATCAGGTGCTCAGAAGGCATTGGCACCAAAAGGTATGGCTAAACTTTTTGGTAGAGGAGGAAAACTTGTTCCTGGACTAGGTGCGGCAGTTGCTCTTGGAGAAGGTCTTGCTAGATTGAAAGATGGTGACACTGCTGGATTCGTTATGAGTCTGGGTAGTGCGATTCCTCTGGTTGGATGGGGATTCCTCGCTGCTGATATTGCTCGCGATATGGGATTTGATCCCATGGGAACGCTGGAGCGTTATGAAACAGGAACTAATGGATTAACGAAACCAGGACCAGCGGTTCTTCACGGAACGGAAGCAATTTTTGGTAGAGCAGACAGAGAACAAATGCTCTCATCTTATAAGGATAGTCTTAGAAAAGTAGGATCTTCCCTTGTTTCGGTGTCAATGGCACTTGGAGATGCAACGGGGGACGGTAAAGAAGTTTCGTCATTAATTAAGGGTTCTGGATTGGATTATGATGTGTATAATTTACCATTCTCTAATAGTCTTGGTAGAATCTCTAAAACATATAGAGGAGAATTAAAGACTAGAGGAAATATGTTTACAGATTTTATGGAAAGTCTGTTACCAGGAAAGAATATGACTGGTATTTTTAAGGGTAGAAGAAGAGGTGACGATGGAGAAGATAATGATGACGACATTGTTACCTATACTAATAAAAAACTTGAAGATTTCCCCGAATACGATATTGAATACAACGAACCAAATTCAGTTGTCCGATTCGG